GCCCGTGAGGTAGCAACTCGTATTCCGGTGTTAGGTGGGGTTCGCTCGTTCCGAGAGGAAGCCGTGGATCGGGTGGCCGGTCCATCATCACGAGAAGACGCTTCGATAGGTCAAGCTAGTGAAATTGGTAGACAGTCCGGGGTCGGCAGCCAAAGCAAGATTGGAGAATAAAGAAGGGGGCTAGGCGCCCCCTTCTTCGAGTTCGCCATATTCGATCTGCAATGCGAGCGTTTCGATTCGCGCTTCTATGCGTCGCATCTCTTGTTTCTTGTCAGCGACTGTGTCGCGAACGCCACGCCGCTTATCCCTCGCTTTTGCGAATTGATCCCGCCAGTCTTTGCTGGATCGAGCTTTTTCGCTGTGCCCTTTCAGCTCGTCAATTCGTTCAGTAATCGAGCAGATCAAGTTCTCCAAGTCGTCGATCTCGCGAGCAATCTTGGCCCGCTCAATCTTCAAGTCGTAAAAGTTGTCGAGGAGTGCGTTAATGCTCGTCATGATTCCCTCGGCTCCGGTTCAAAGCGCTGATAGTCGTCGCACGGTTCTAGCGCTGTGCGGTCGTGTTTGTAGCAATGCCACCCGCCTTGCGGGTTCGGTCCAGAAAACTTGCACGTTGCGCAAGTTACAGGTACTTCTCTGTCGCCCCAGCAGACACTGCGCTTGAAGCAGCCACGGCATCGCCAGTCGGTTTCATCTGATGCAATCTTCTGCGCGCGGCCCGTGACAACGCGCTCGATGCGTTCCTGTATAAAGCTGTATTCAAGATCGTCAAACTCGACGATCTCAGCGTGGTACTCCGACGTGTTTTTGTTGATTGCAATAAACAGCGTCTTCGGAATTTTTGACATGCCCATCATCATCGTCACCTGCGCGTAATACTGCGGGTGACTGATCTTCACGCCATTCTTCTTGAACTTGGCGTGGCTGGCGTCGTTCATGGACTTGATCTCAAGGACATGAAGCTCGCCGTCGAGCTCACAGTGGCCGTCCATGTGAGCTTTGATGTGACCGCCCCACAACTCATAGCTGTGCTGCTTGCCGGTCAGCCCATCGACTTCCCAGACTTGCAGCTTTGCGCGCTTCTTCAAATCGGCGATGACCTCATCTTCCAAGATGTGGCCGAGCCGGAAGATGCGTTTAAGCCGTGGGCTAGGTGGATCGTTGGGAAACCCTCTCAGGTTGAAAGCCAGCAACGCATCACAAGAATTGCCGATGATGCTGGCACCTAGATAGGCGCGGGTTTTCTCCTCTCTGCCCGATTCGTAGCCGTCATCAATGGCTTCAACAATGTCCGATGCGTCTGTCATTCCCTTTCCTTTGTCAAAAGAACGAGGGGGCATTGCGCCCCCTCAACATGGGGGATTTAGAACGGGATCGCGTCGTCGAAGTCTTTCTTCTCTGACCCTTCGGTGCTCCCCGCCTGGCTGTTCACTGGCATAAAGCGTTTGATTTCGCTGTTCTGACGCTCGACGCCGTTCCGATCCCGCCACGGCTTGCCCATGCCGACGTAGACCTTGCAAGTGAGCCCCTTCATCGTCTCAACGTCTTTCGGCTGGTCTGGATTCGGATGGTTGGCCGAGACCAAAAACGTCTTCAGCTGTCTTAGGCCAATCTCCTGGGCTTGCTGGTTGGTGTGATGGATATTGAAATTATGGCGAATGGTCCCCGAGCCATCATTTGCCTCGAACTCCGCCACGAGTTTTCTGTTGGCCGTGTCACCAACAGGCTCGACTCGGGCGTCTTTGCATGTGACGTCATGCTCGCCCGGCTCAAGCCGACGGATTCCCTCGTCCTGTTTCACATTGCTCAGGTCGAGCGAGCCAAAGTTCCAATCACTCATTCTTCAGTCTCCTTTACGTCGTCGCGTGCTTTATCGAACGCTTGATGCTCGTCGTCAGTGCGAGCCATTCGCTCAAATAGCTCAGTGATGTCATCCACCTGTTCATACGGCTTCAAACGGTTGCGGGGGTCGCGCACTTTGCCGTGCCACCCTGAGACCTCGTCGGTGACGACAAAGCGCTTGACTTTCGGAATGCCTTCGTCGGTTTTCTCGGTCACCCGGACACCGCACAAGACATGATCGAAAAGAGCAGGGACGTGTTTACTCACAGCCTGGCCCTTAACCAACGGCCAATACTGCGTCGTGTCATTGGCGTCTTTCTCTTCTTTGGCCAGACAGGTCACGTACACATGCAAATCCATGTCCCGCACCCACTTGAGCGCGCCCAACATCAGCCGGTTGTACTCGCCCCACATGGCGAAGCCGTTGTTGACGTTGGCGAACTCTTTTTCAAGGTGCTCGATGAGGCGCTCGGAAAGCTCGGTCAGTGAATCAATCGCAATCCAGTGATAACCGGCCTGTTTGAAGTCGTCGGACTGAAGCATTTTGATGATGCCCCGGAAAGAGAACGTCCCGTTGTCCGGGTCATGTGTTCCGTCCCACGAGGTGAAAGGCAAGTAATCAATGGCGACGTCTTCAACAGACTTCAGCCCTGACTCACCGGACAAGATCAGCCCCTTGCCATAGCGCTTCTGGTAGTAACGTGTCTGGAATGTTTTGCCGAACCCATGGTGTGCGTAGAGCAACACCTTGGTTGGCCCTGATTGAGCGATGTCGCTCGTAGTCTGGGTCTTAAACATCTACGGTCACCTTTACCTTTGCTGGGTCAAGTTTTCTCGTCAGCGCTGGCTTCAAGCGCTCCTGCTCCTGTGCGGACAGTTTCTGGAACTTGCGCTTATCCACGCTGACGTTTTTCTTCACGTGATCAGGCCACGTGGTCTCGTCAGCCCCGAGAATTTCAAGGAGCTGGTTCTGATCCCAAGACCAACGCTCCGTACGCGTGACTGACACCTCGCAGCGCGGGGTATTGAACACGTGCTCGGTCGATGTCTCGGGTGCGTAATGCGCAATCTCTGCCGAGATTTGCTGCATCTGCTCGTCGATTTCTTTGCGCTTGATCGCGAGTTCGGAGTAGGTGAGGGCCAGCTCCTCGACTCGCTCCTCGACAGTTGAGGTCGGGGAAGCCGTGCGTTCAAACACGGACCAGTCGCTCTCAGCCATAGGGTTCTCCTGTGAAGTGTCTTTAGGGTGTCATAAAGGTGTCTGTATGTGTATCGTACACAAGACACCTTAAAAGGCAACCCAAACAACTAACCACGATTAGGAGAACCGACCAGTGGGTAGGCAGCTCAATATCGAAGCATTAGTTGAAGACTTGGGCGGCGCCGCGTGCGTCGCCAATGCGCTTGGCGTGGCGCGCACCGCGCCTTACGGGTGGGTGAAGCGCCATTATGTCTCCAGTCGAGTGCTCGAACAGTTGAAGTCTGCTTACCCCGAGGTGGATATTGACGCTTACTTTGAGGTTACCGATGAAGACAAAACTCGACGCAGCACATGAGTATCTGGAACGCGGTTGGTCAATCATCCCGATCCGCCCCGAAGCCAAGCGGCCAGCGATTGCCTGGCGCGAGTACCAGGAGCGCCAGCCCACCGAAGAGGAAATCGAGGACTGGTGGACGAAATGGCCTGACTACGACATTGCTTTGGTCACCGGCGCCATCTCAGGTGTCGTCGTCGTCGACTGTGACAACGAGGATGCCGAGCATGCGGCGTTTGATGCGGGCATGCGCTCGTGGATCAAAGTCAAAACCAAGCGTGGTGTCCATCTCTATTTCCGCCACCCGCGTGACGGTATTCGTCGTGGCCCGCGTGCTGGCGTCAATAGCCGTGGCGCTGACTGGCCTCGCATACCTGGCCTAGATTTTCGAGGCGACGGTAGCTATGCACTGCTGCCACCCAGCAATCATTACAAGTGGGACTATGACACCAGCGCCCTTGACTGGGATGACATGCCACTGTGGGAAGACTGGCGCCCGACGTTGCCAGAGAAAAATCCTGACGCGCAGTTCCATTTTGAATCCCTAGACCTGTCCAAATTCGAACCCATCGACGAGTGGATGAGTGAGTGGGATCGCACGGCACACTTTGTCAAAGAGCATTTCCCCAACACGCTCCGTATCCCGACCGGCTTGGGCAATGGGCGCAACGAACGGGTCATGCGGTACATCAGCGAGAGTATTCTTGAGGGGTACTTTGGCCCTGACCTGCGTCTGCGAGGCTATGCCTTTCAACGCGAGTTCTTCGAAGAACCGCTCGACGAGCGGGAGTTCGAGGCAACCGTTGAGTCGATGGAGACAGCAGAGCGCCGCAATCACCCAGAGCGTTTCGACGAAGACGGCAATTACATTTACGAGCCCTATGTCCATCAGGCGGCTCAGGAGGAGAAACCGTCTGGCAAGCGTTTGATTCTCATGCGCGACGCCGAAGAACTGCTTGAAGAGTCCAGCGCACGGTCGTATTTGATCGAGCCATGGCTGCCGCAGGGCACGATTGTCCAGGTGTACGGCTATTCCGGGCATGGCAAGTCGTTGTTCGTCCAGCACGCCATGGCCGCGCTGGCGAGCGGCCGAAAATACGTCGGCCCCTATGAGATTGGCCGGCCCGCGAGAGTCCTGTACATGGACTGGGAAATGGGCATGTCGACTATTGCCCGTCGTTTGATTGAGCTACGGAACATCCATGGAGACACGCAAGACCGTCTTAGAATCTGGGCGCCTTTCGTCGATGGCAACGACATCGACCTTCGGAGACGGGATGGGTTGCAGCGTCTACAGCAGTGGATCGAGACCTCGGAGCCAGACGTCGTGGTGCTTGACACCGTGCGGAGCGCCTACCCTGGCCTACAGGAGAACAACGCCGAGGAGTGGGCGCAGATCAACAAGCTGGCGGTGCGTCTGAGAAATAGCGGCCTGTCAGTCATCCTCGTGCATCACAGCAATAAGCCTGGCGAAAACGGCGTCGGCAGGGAAGCGGGTAGCACCAACCAGTTGACGGTTCTGGAGACTCAGATTCGGGTCACGCAGGTGTTTGATGACCAACAAACTGCACGCCAGAACGCTGGCCTGTACGACAACGACTATGAAGTCCCGGTGTGGCCGCTGCTACAGAGCAAATTGCCGGACGACGCCAGGCTCAACATGGTTATCGAAGCGCGATACGGAAAGGTGCGCGAGTGGACAGACCTGCATGACCGGGTTCAATGGATCGGATTTGGTGACAACAACGAAACCGACGACAGCTATCTGGTATCGAGCCGGTCAAGCAAACAGCGTGCCAAAGACATGGCGCTTGAGGGGCTGGAGCCGCCGGAAATCGCCCACCATCTGAAGCGGCCAGCTCGTCTAATCCGAAGCTGGCTAGAGCTCTAGTATTCCTCGAACCAGACGATCTCAACGTCGCCAAAGTAGCGTCGACATTCATCAACGAACGCCGCAATGTCCGGGTGCTTTTGCCGGTTGCGGCGTCGTTGCGCTTCTAGGTGCGGCGCTAAGTCAGGCGGCTCGGGGTCTGGATTACGCGGAGTAGGGCGCGGTTGGCTTCGCTGATCCTCCGCTTTTTTTCGACGTTGTCTTTCTTGCCATTCTGCGTAGAGGCGGCGTTTCTGTTCGGGCGTCAAAACGTAATGCCGATCCCTGCAAGTGCAATGAACAACGCATCGGCCACTGCCTGGCCTTTGCCTTTGTAGCTGAATACGGGCTGGTGCGGGTAGCGCAGCGAGGCTTTTGATCTGGGTGCGTCTTTGTCGGCGCCGATTAGCCCGAACTGTTTTTTCCACGACTGTGGAGTGATGTGGGTGATCGGGATGCCCATTGCGGCAACGCAGCCCTCAACTGCGCCAGCCGCATGGCCAAAAGAGAACATCGAACTGACACCTTGGCCGGGCATGGCGCCCACTTTCTCAATAAAAGCGCCGCCAATCTGGTCTTGTTCACGGATGAATCGAGCAACGGTAGGGATGTCCACGCGCTTGCTTTTCCCAACCACCGTCTTGGGGCAGAGGCAGAAGTCATCGAGGCCGCCTTTCTCATCGACGATCACGATGGCGCCCGTCATGCCAGGGTCAATTCCGAGATATTTCATGCAGTTATGGTTCAACTTGTAAGTGCAAACAAACTTGCGCTCATGGTGTTAAAAAAGACTAGACGATTTTTAATTTGACAATTAAAAGTCTTCTACAGCGCAGTTCTTCCCGTCGGGCGCCCCCTACGGGGGCGACCGACGCTCATCTCAACGCAGTAGCGTCTTTTTTAACATGCGCGAGTGCAAACTTCAACACCTAAAGACACCTAGTAGTTGCACTACCGACACCTTCTGTCTAACATGCCGGACAGGCAGCAAGGAGAGTGTTCAAAAATGCCGAAGATGGTCCCGATCTCCGACGAGGACCGGACTTGGCTCCATCAGAATCATCAGAATCAGACTTACACAGACATGGCAGACCGACTTGGCTGCTGCGTCGACACGCTTAAACGCATCCTCGTGCGCGAGGGTCTTCAAGAATTCGACGGTGCTAAGTACGCAGTCCGACGCGATTTCAAAGTCGAGCAGTGGCGACGTCCCTGCCTCTCGTGCGGCAGCAAGGAAAAAAGACCCAAGCATTGGTTTTTCTGTCGCACGTGCCGCGCTGACATGGGCTACGAAGATTGACGTCCCCAAGTCAACGCAAAGGCGATGCCTACGAACGGGAATTGTCCAGTTACCTCAACGAAGCCGTAGGCATCTCCAGTTTCCGCGCACCCATGTCCGGTGGCGGCCTGGTTGGCTTGCCCGGCAGCAGCGACATCTTGGGTTCACCTGGCCTATTCATTGAGGCCAAACGAACCGAAAGGCTCAACCCACACAAAGCCCTTGAGCAAGCTGAACGCAACGCTCAACAGACCAACGCACCCGAGCACCCAGTCGTCATCCAGCGCCGCAGCCACCAACGCACAGGCGATAGCCTCGTCCATCTGCGCCTCGACGACTTCCTGGTTTTCTACGCCGCTTATCTATTGAGAGAGGGGTATGTGAGATAGGCCATGAAAGACCAGCGCACAAGGCGCTGTCCAAATTGCAAACAAACGCTCACCGCAGATCATTTCAGAAAGCGCTCTTACGACAAAACAAAACACGACAAAAAGCGAGTCGGCCAGCTCTATGGCTGGTGCCGCACCTGTCGTCGCCAACATGACCTCAAAAGACGCAGCAACCTGGAAGGCTATGTGAGCAACTGCTGCACCGGCATCAAAAACAGAAGCCAAAAAAACGGCATCGAATACGACCTGAGCGCCGAGCGCCTCCTCGACATGTAC